AAGGTATTAAAGTTTGGAATAAGGGTAATATAGAGTTAGAAAACAATTCAAAGATAATAGCAGCTGCAACGAGTTCAAGTGCAGTCCGTGGTGGTTCATATAACATTATATTTCTTGATGAGTTTGCGCATGTTCCATCCCATTTTGCTTTATCCTTTTTTAATTCTGTATATCCGACAATTTCATCTGGTAAGAATACAAAAGTATTAATAGTATCAACCCCAAATGGGATGAATTTATTTTATAAGATGTGGGTTGATGCAATAGAACAGCGCAGTAATTATCAACCAGTAGAAATTAATTGGAATGATATTCCTGGTAGAGATGATAAGTGGAAAGCAGATACAATTGCCAACACATCACCAGAGCAATTTGAACAAGAGTTTGAATGTGTATTTCAAGGTTCAATAGATACACTTATAAACCCAAAAATATTAAAAACATTAGCACATAGAAATCCAATTAGTAGTAATGATGGTTTTGATATTTATGAATATCCAGATGATGAAAAAATATATGCGATATGTGTTGATGTTGCTCATGGAAAAAGATTAGATTATTCAGCATTTGTTATAGTTGATATAACACAATTACCATATAGAATAGTAGGTAAGTTTAGAAATAATATTATTACTCCATTAGCGATGCCTTCATTTTTATATAAAATAGCAAGGCAATATAATGAAGCAACTTTATTAATAGAAGTTAATGATGTAGGTCAACAAGTTGCAGATGCAATGAATTATGATTATGAGTATGAGAATTTATTTGTGAGTTCAGTAAAAGGCAGAAAAGGTCAAATATTAGGTGGTGGGCATTCAAATAATATACAACTTGGTGTAAGAACCACAGCACAAGTTAAAAGAATGGGTTGTTCCACATTAAAATCTTTAATTGAGGATAAGAAGTTACTTATTGAAGATTTTGATATAATCACAGAATTATCATCATTTGTTCAATATGGAAATTCATATAGAGCAGAAGATGGTGAGCATGATGATTTAGTAATGTGTTTAGTTTTATTTGCGTGGTTAATTGACCAGAGATATTTTAAAGAAGTTACTGACCAAGATATTAGAAAGACTTTAGAAGAACAAAGAATGAAATATATTGAAGATAATATGACACCATTTGGAGTTATTGATGATGGAATACAGTATGATCAAGATGATTCATATTTTGAAGATGGTGACCAATGGATGGTTGTTCCATTACCAGATTATAAGTTAGAGTAGAAAAACCGAAAATTATAAATAATATATAACTACGGTTGGTTAAGGTAAGCGGTGACGCAGGACCTTCTAAAGTAGTTCAAACAAATAGAAGAGGATCAACCTCGGAAATGAATTTAAATTCATAAGAAGGAGTATAACGATGGCATTTCAAGTATCGCCGGGAGTATTAACTACCGAAAAAGATTTAACTACCATTGTACCTAATGTATCTACATCAATTGGTGCAGTAGTAGGGAGTTTTCAATGGGGTCCATGTAATGAAAGAACCTTTATTGGAACAGAAAACGAGTTAGTAGAAAGATTTAAAGAACCAAATGATGATAATTATGAAGATTGGTTAACAGCTTCTTCATTTTTAGCATATTCAAATAGTATGATTGTTGTAAGAACAATTGGTGATGCTGCAAGAAATGCAGTAGTTGGTGATGACGATGCTGGTACACCAGTCATTACTGAAAATTTAGATGATAATGAGAATACAACATATACAGACCAATTATTTATTGCTAAATATCCAGGTGTTTTGGGAAATAGTCTTAGAGTAGAAGCATGTGATGCTGCTGATTTTGCATCATGGACATTTGCTCCAAATTTTGATTCAGCACCTGCTTCTTCTGGATATGTATCATCTAGAGGTGGTTCAAATGATGAATTGCATATTATTGTAGTTGACCAAGATGGCCAATGGACAGGAGTTCCTGGTGAAGTATTAGAAAGATTTGCATTTGTTTCAAGAGCAAAAGATGCTAAAACAGATCAAGGTGCAACAAATTATTGGGTTGATGTTATTAATGACCAATCAAAATATGTATGGGCTGGATTAACCACAGAAATGGGTGGTGATAGTGGTCAACCTTCAGCTGGTTCAAACTTTGGTCCTTTAGGAGCAATCAAAGGTGGAAATTTAACTGGTGGTGTTGATGATAATGGAGCAACAGGTGGACAATCTGATGCTAAGCGTTTAGCTGGTTGGGATTTATTCAAGAATGATGAAGAAGTTGATGTTAATTTTCTAATTATGGGTGATGCTTCAACTGCAACATCAAAAAGTGTTTTGGATAATATTGCTGAAGTAAGAAAAGATTGTGTTGTTTGTATTTCACCACAATTAGCTAATGTTGTAAATGCAAATGGTCAAGAAGTAACTAATCTAACTTCATTGTCAACAAGTATAGGTTCATCATCTTATGCTATAGTTGATAGTAATTGGAAATATACATTAGACCGTTACAATGATAAATTTCGTTGGATTCCAATGAATGGTGATATTGCTGGTTTAATGGCAAGAACTGATGTTACTGATGATCCTTGGTTTTCACCTGCAGGTTTTAACCGTGGTGGTGTTAAGAATGCTCTTAAACTTTCATGGTCACAAAATAAAGTAAACAGAGATGCGATTTATAAATTAGGTATCAATCCTATTGTAAATTTTCCAGTCCAAGGTATTACTTTGTATGGTGATAAAACTAAACTTTCTAAACCATCAGCATTTGATAGAATCAATGTTCGTAGGTTGTTTATTGTTTTGAGAAAAGCAATCGCAAGAGCAGCTAAGTTTTCATTGTTTGAATTGAATGATGAGTTTACAAGAGCGCAGTTCAAATCATTAGTAGA